TCCAAGTGCGTATAGTAATGGACACGGAGTACAAGTTTGTAAAGGGAAGATAAAAGGTCTTGATGGTAAAAAAAGATGTTCACCACCTTACTGTTAAAAAAAGAGACTTAATGTCTCTTTTTTGTATTTAAATGTCTATCCATATATTTATTAGTATGGATAGAGAATGTAGTAAATGTGGTGAGTTTAAATCAAATAATGATTTCTACCAAACACAGAGAGGTAATAGATGTAAGGAGTGTATTTTAATCGAAACTAGAAAATATAAGAAAAAATTAAGGTTAGACCCCGAACATAGAAAAATGGAGGGTATTAAACAAAAAGAAAGAAGGGTTAGGCTTTGGCAAAACACCTTAATAAACGATTCCAAACACCGTAAACTTGAAAATACGCTCACTGTTGACGATATAAATGAAATGTTCATTAGACAAAAAGGTTTATGTTATTGGTTCAAAATTGCATTAATACCTTCGGACCACAAAAAACATCCTCAACAACCCTCTTTAGAAAGATTAGATTCAAATAAAGGTTATACTAAAGATAATGTTGTGTTAAGTTGTTATTCTGCAAACATAGGTCGAAATGAAACCGATTTAGATACTTGGGAAAACTTTTTGGACCTATTGTTTAATGATAAATAATTTTTTATCTTTGTAGACGATAACACGTGACTATGAATCCATTATTACACAAACTCAAAAGGTTTCTCCAAAAATCTACAATAAAAGCCATTCGTCTCAGTACTCCTCCGCAAGAAAAATCCGAGTATGAACGTGACGCAGTTAATATTTGTAAAAAATTAATTCTTAAACAAGACACAACTTTGTTGTTAACCCCTTTGTCAGGTAAACGATATATCAAAAATGATGATTTAGGTATTTCAGTTATCTTAGAAGGTCGTACCATCAAAGTAATTAATCACATCTATTCCTACACAGTTTTTTTGGAAGACAAATCTTGGTTAAAAGTTGTATCAATATTTGATTTGGAAGTGGAAAGACGTAGAGAAATTTTTGAAAAAGAAATTACTGAAAACATAAAACACTCCTTACAAACAATTTACAAAAGTATATAATGAAAATGTTCAAACAACTCTTCTTGGCTGGTGTGGGAATTTACCTATTCTTAGGTTTTGTAATCTTACTATTCACCTTCAATTTATATTCTTTCATTACAGGAAAAATTATTACTAAAAAGGTTGAAAACAAATCCGATGTAGAATACGTCTTGGATACGGCTACTTTGAACCAACAAAAAAAAGAAACAATTCGTCATACTGACACTGTTTACCTTAAGGAAAACAAACCAAAAAAAGTAGAACCAATCATCAAATCACAACCCCGTGATACGGTCAAAGATACTTTGACATTCACTAAGACTGTAGATTCGACAAAGACTCCTTAAGCACTCTCAAAATAGTATCTTTCAAACTCTCATTTTTTTTCTTGGGTTTGTACGAAACCATTGTGGGTTTGTTCCCCTTACCTACCTTAGGGTCTTTCTTCTCTGCCTTTCTTTTCTGTGCACAAGCGGCCTTTTTTTGTGAATCTGACATTTTTGATGCAACACCCGCGGCTCTACATTTTGGGTATCCTTTAGAGTCAGCATCAGGTCTACCACAAGGTGGATGGCCGCCACCTTCTTTTTTTCTACATATATTAACCCAAGGTCCTTTAGGTTGTTTACTCCCTTTAGGTTTCTTTTTTGTCCCAAACCATACTGCCAAATCCTCAGTCATTAATTGTTCTAAAACTGGTTCATAGTCTTTCTTGGGTAAATTGGCTAATTTTTTAATATAGTCAGGTGTACCAGGTTCCTGAACCTCGGAGGGATTATACCCATTAAAAGGGTTACCTTCTTCATCATTTTGTTGAAACATTTTTTTTCCCATTTTAGCTAATTTTTCGGCACTTCTCGTTTCTTTTTTAATTTGTTGTGGTGTCCTTTCCATATGTCCATCGTAACTGTCATACGTCAAGTCAGCACTAATATAATCAGAGACAGGAATATCATATGGAGCCAAAGAGTCTTTTTGCCAAATGGCGGGTGCTAAATTTATTGGTATCCTATAGTTACCAACAACACCAGAGGTTGAAGCTTCTTTGATTTGTTTTTTATTCATAATTTACTATATTAATAAATAGTCTTATGAACGGAAACAACGAAACTGACAATCAGGGTAATCAAGAACCCGTTGGTCAATTATTTGGTACTTTATTCTATTACAGTACCGAACATTTGGATGATTTAATTGATAATATTCAAGAAGAACAGGCTTTTTTAATGATGAAATTAGCCTGTGAAAAAGCTCTGTACTCAGGTATATATACCTCGGAAGAAACTGAAATATTATTAAAATCTATTAGGAAGATTCATAAGGTAAAATTATGACATATAGAGGAGAATTATTGAAAATTATTGTTCGTGGTGAAATGATTATGTTGGAGGCAATTTCAAAAGGTCTTAAATCATCTGAAAGCGATAAATTTCAAAAAATTAGGGATGAGGTTGAGTCGTCTCGTTGCATCTACTTTGATTACAACCCTCAGTTCTGTAAACCCAAATATAGAAAATAAAAAAAGGGGACCATTGGTCCCCTTTCTTATTTAATAAGAGATAGATTATCTCAATTCTCTCAAGTCGAATGTTCTTACACCATCAACTGTAATTCTACCGTAGAAACGGTTGTTTACCACCTTCTTAGCGTATCTTGTCATAATACCTTTGATTGGTGTGAAGTTGAATGGGTTGTACATTGTAGGAGTTAATTGTAGAGGTACATACGGTGCGTAAATGTAACCTGTATCAAGTAACGATGTTCCTTTGTGTCCTAACAACACTTGGTTTGCTGGGAAGTAAGGGTCACGGTAAACTTGATATCTACCAGCCAATGTTCCAACTCTCTCAATACCCATATTGTATTGGTCTTGCTCAGGAGCTGCGTTTGATACGTGGAAGTACTCCAAGTCATCAAAGATAGCAGATACCTCAGAAGATACTACAATCCAGTTAGCTCCACCTCTAAGTGTAGACTTGTGGATTTGAGCTGAGATTTGGTTGATTGCTGTGATAAGAGTTTGGTTCCAGTCCTTCTGAGTGTAAGGAACTGCATTCGAACCTAATCTCTTCCATCCGTTGTAGTCCCAACGTAGATTCCAAGCTGCCGCTTTTCTCAAGTCTCTCAAGATTTCACGGTCAATCTCTGCAGCCACCTGTTCAGACAACAAAGCTGTCAATTCAGCTTCAGCGTCAATGTTGTGGAATGCTGCAACGTCCTGAGCCATTTCAGGAGACCATTGAGCTCTAAGTTTTCTTTCTGTTACAGATACAGTTACTGACTGTAGGTCGAAAGAAACTTCACCAATTTTATCCTCAAATTCAAGATTCTTGTAGATTCTGTACGTAGTTGTGAACGCTTGTGCGTTTGCTGACGTAGAAGAGAATGTTGCACCTGTGTAACCGTCGATTGTGTTAGCACCTACTTCAGCAGGAACTTGTAAATCAACTTCTAAGTAAATTTTACCTTCAGCATCACAAACGTCGTAGTAAGTACCACCATCAGTCAATGAATTTGGGAAAGCTAACGTTTCGTTTTGACCGTACTGAACAATACCTTTACCGTATCTTTGAGTTACAACTCTGAACAAGTAGTTATTTGTTGTGTTAGCTGAAGTTGTTGCGTTAGCCGCAGCACCTCTAATTGTCAAGTCTGCCAAGAATTCTTCAGTGTCCATAGGTTGACCGTTAGGACCGATAAGTTTACCAGCACCGTCAGATGCAAAACCTGACATAACAAGAAGAACTTTTCTGTAAGAATCTGTACCGTAACCTGAAACTACTAATTGGTCAGCAACCCATACTACAGTTCTGTTACCACCTGTGATTGCTGAGAATTGACCTTTAGAGTAATCATAAAGTCCTGGTGGGTCCAATGCAGGTTCGTTACCTTCGTAGAATCTATCGTAAAGGTCTTTTTGTGTGTTATAGTCGTAACCACTGTTAGGAGTTTGACCAGCCGCAGCGTTTGGTGAACCGTAAGGAGCCCAGTGCTCGTTAGCGTCTGCACCTGTGTATGACTGAATGTTAGGTACAAAGTAGAATAATTTACCGATTGGTAAGTTCATAGCTTGTACTGAAACGATATCGTTAGCTAAAAGTTTTGAGAAAACACGTCTAACGATAGGAAACACAACAGTTTCGAAAGAACCTGAGTCAGCAGTAGACGCAGCTTCGTTGATGAGGTATGATGCTTGGTTTTCATATAACTGAGCAACGTTCTCTTTTAGGTGGCCTCTTAAGCCTTCTAGGAAACCTAATTTTTCCCATTTGTTAATAGTATCTTCTTTGATAACTTTAAGGTGCTTAAGACCAATGTTACCAACAAGACCTGATTCTAATAATGCTCCCATTTTAGTATTTGTTTTGTTTTTTTTAGTTTATTTATTTTTTAGAGTTTTGCCATTAAATCTTTAATTCTCAAGAATTGAGGATTTTCATAAGCTCTAGATTCGATTAAACTTGTTGAAGAACCTGAACTTGCTTGGTTGTTGATTTTTCTCTCAACACTTTCATTAAGTCCTTGTGTCTCTACCTTTGAAAGTTCATCTTTCATTGTTTTGTAGAGTTGTTTTGATTCTTTCAAAGTTTCTGCAGAGTCGAATCTTCTAAGAATGTTTATCTTTTCTTTTTTCGTAGTAGAATGTTCAGTAAACAAACGTGTAGCGTAAGCCAAGTTTGAATTGAATACAGCAACTTCATTTAATTTTTCTCTGAAAACATTCAAAGCTTTTCTGTATTCTTCATTTTTCTCTCTTAGCATTTTCATTTCTGCGTCGATAGACTCAACTTTAACACCATTGTCTGTGTAATTGTAATTACGGTTATTTGTAATTCCTTTTCTTAAACCTCTACCTTCTTTTGAACCAAATCCATAAGTTCTAGCAGCTTCTTTCGTTTCTTCTTTGGTTTCGTAGTCTTTCTTGCCAGGATGTGTCTTAGACTTATCACCTTTGTTACCACCGAATTTTCCTTCGTAGTCTTTGTAGTGTCCGTCTTTGTCACCAGCTTTCTTCTCAACACCTCTTACATCCTTACGTTTGTACTCGTGTTTGTTAGAGCCGTAGTTTTTATCCTTGCCTTCTTCCATTTCACCTTCCTTGAACTCGAACTTAGCTTTACCAGTACCCATTTTTGTAGGTCCCTGTTTCTTGTGGTCATCGAATCCTTTCTTAGGTAGTGAACTACCGTATTTAAATTTAGGATTACCCATACCAACGCCTTTAGGTTTTACAGTCATTTTAGCTTCCTCGAGGTTGTAGTCTTCAGAACCTTCTTCCATTTCATCGTAAGATTCTTCCATTTCATCGTAAGATTCTTCCATTTCATCGTAAGATTCTTCCATTTCCTCGTGTGAACTTTCTTCCATTTCATCTTCTTCATCCATAACGATTTCATACATAATTTCGTCAACCTCTTCCTCTTCTTCATCATCTTCTTCATTGTATTCGCCTTCAGCGTACAATGCGTCCAACACTGCTTCCAAGTCTGTGTCTTTTTCTTCTAAATCTGATTCTTCCATATCCATTTGCATTTCTTCTAATTCGTACTCTTCTTCCTCGTTCATTTTCACAAGGTATTCAACGTCTTCATCAGTATCCTTGATGTGTACATCATTACCGTCTTTCTTTACGATAATTCCGTCTTCATCTCCCATACGTTTGAAAATCGCCAGAATTTCCTCATCAGAAGCATCTGTCAAATCGATGGTTTCATCTTCATCACCGAAATCCATTTCGTCTGAATCCATTTCGTCTGAATCCATTTCAAGTTCATCAGCATCAACTTCCATCGAGTCGTCATCGACATCAACGTCCGCCATTGCATCAAGCTCAATCTCATCTTGCTCAGATAGAGACTCTTTTACCAACTGACTGATTTCTTCCTTCATAGTTGAAGCAAGTATTCCTTTTGCGTTTTCGGCTATAACATTCTCCACATTCTTCATTTGGAGCAAAGCCTCTTCTACTAAATCTTTTTGCGACATAGAATTTTTTTACTATAAATACTGCACAAACCACAAAAAATTAAATTTATGAGGTTACAATTTTTAATAGCAAAAAAAGGGGGAGTAAAACTCCCCAATTTAATTATTCAATTACTTCATCAATTTTACTTTCAACAATTGCCGTTATTCGCCAATCGTGTTGAAACCCTGTATACTTTTTGGTCACTTTAGCCTCAACATCTGTCGGAGAGTAACCTTTAACAAGTTTTTCTTCCCTCATTTTCTTTAATCTTCCTGAGTTTTCATCGGGTAACTCATAAACAACTTTCGCTACAAAATATTTTTCATCCATATGTTTTAATTTATTTACCCAAATAATCGGTTAATCTTTTCATTAAATCAACTGACTTGTCCAAACCTTTTTCTTCTTGACGAACTTTTCTTTCCTCATCGAGGTTTTCTTCGTAGTTGTTTCTATCCTCAGGGTTTGAAAATAGATAAGCTCCAGGTGTTGATGGTGACGATACGAGGTCAAAACAAATTAATTCAAAATCATCCTGAACTTCATTCTGTTCACCAACTTTTTTTAATGAACCAACTCCACGAGATGACACACCCATAGTAACACCTTGTCTCATCAAGTTAGCTGCGATATCACCTTTTGTTGATACAAAACCACTTTCGTGGAAACCTGGTGAAGTTAACAATTTTAGTTTTCCCATCAAGATATTTCCATCCCACCACACATCAGTGATTATGTGAGCAACTCTGTCTAAATCAATTAGAGAAGATTCAGGGTGGTTTAATTCAGAGGTTGATAAACCTTTTTTGATTGCCGTCTTATATCTATCAGCTTCTCTTTTCAAAATTCTTTCAGGGTAGACACGACCATTTCTATTTGGTACACCATATTTTTGTAGAACGGCAAAAAACTCAAAAGGATTTCTATAATCTATCTCTTTTTGTTCTTTAATAAAATCTTCATTTAATCTATCCTTCGGGTTTACGAAACCAGCATCCATCTCAATAAGAATACCTTTACCCGTCTGATTAGGTCCTAAAATCTTCATATCAGTTTTCTATTTCTCAATAAATATACTTCTTTAGATAGTTTGATAGATTTCAGAGTTTTTGGAGGATGAAAAATTAAAATGTTGATTATTGACAATATTCTCCCTGTAGATTTTTTTGATGATTTTTTTTATTGATTCTTTGATTTCATTTGATTTAAAATCTTGGGTAGTGGTTGTAAAAAGATTTATTTCTAAATTCATAAATGACTTCTTATCTTTTCTTATTCCACTTGTTCTAAGGTCCAAATCAACAATAAAGTTTTCTTCGAAAAGTTCTCTGTCTAAAGACCCAAAAACAGAGTGTTTTATCGAACGAGTCAAAGTATTAACTACGTTATTCCAATTTTCTTTATCTTCTAAAGGATTAACCCAAGTTTGAATGTTTATGTAAATTGATTTAAGTTC